AAACAGCGGTTCAGTATTCTCACTATAGTCTTGTATAGCTTGGAATAATTGAACATAGTTCATTAAGGTTTACCTTTAAGCCATTGGGCCACGTGAGGTATAACCTTTAGTAGCAGCGCCATACCCACGTTGTTTAACACCATCAGTTTTAATTGTAGCGCGGCCAGTTTTGCTTACGTTACCAACAGCAATATTTGACTTGTTAATAAATTCAACGCCTGTTTCTGTAGATATTGTAGGTAGCCCACCAGATACGGGGTTGCCGCTCATATCATGTGGTGTAGCATACTTTTCAGCAGGCAATGTATTTTTGTTATTGCCAACTTTAACCGTTGGGCTGTTCTTTTTTGTGGGTTTAATCTGAGTAGCCATGATTAGAATCCTTTGCCTTTTAAGCTAACAGAACCTGTTTGATAAGCTAATTTAGCACGGTTACGGCCTTCTTTTAACATGCTTTCATTAGTCTTACCGCCAGCGGAGGATTTGCCCCCGTTCATGGTAGCCACTTTTTTACCATCATCACCAAGGTTTGTACCTTTAGTTTTGCCTGTTTGGTTAATACCTCTAGCGCCGTTTTTAAATGCCATGTCTTACTCCTAATTAATTGTTACCTGCCCTACCGCAGTATTTGCTACTAAATTGTTTGGTGTTTCATTATAGTCGTATGTCTGCCCTACAGGGTTCCATCCCCACTGAATTATTCTACTACCGCCTGCTGGTGTGCCATAACCTAAAACTGTGGCGCCACCATTAGTATTTACATCTAGTCCAGTATTGCCAGATTGATAATAGCTATTATCCCGTCTTGGTTCCCGCACAGCTTGTGGGTCATTTACAGGGAACATTCCAAGCTGCAATTGCGGCTGGTCTGGTTCCCAACACTCTGGACATACCTTAATACTAACATTTTTTGTCTTAATAGTCAGTTTTTTAAGCGCCGTAAGTTTAAAACGGAATCCACAACGGTCGCATTCTGCAATTGCAAACTTGCCAGAGGCGAACATGGTGGTCAAAGCATCACCTCAAACTTATTATTTTTTAAAACATTTTCTATCCCCCGTACAAACCAAAGGTTGCTAGGTACATGTAATCCAGAAACATTATTCCCATGCAAAGGGATTATATGGTCAACATGCCAAGATTCTTTGTTTTCTTTAGTTAGCATCGCCGCAATTGAGTATATACAACGAATTTTAAGTTTATCAAACTCGGTTAACCAAGCTGGAGTCCGGTTTGTTTTACCAGCCCGGTATGCTGCTTTGCTTGCTACTACTCTATCTCTATGCTTTACCCTAGACTTTTTAGCTACTTTAGCTGCATGCTCTGGGTCTTTGTCTCTCCAGCGCTGTGTTTTAGCGACAAGCTTTTTTGGATATTTTTCAGCATACCGTTTATTTTGCTCAACCCGTTTTTCCGGGTTAGCAAGCCGCCAAGCTTTTACACGCTCGTAGTTAGTCATCAACTAAATCCTAAAAACGTTTGACGAGGAATAAACCTAATCGGAGCCTTTTCTCTATCTTCTTCAGCGGCAAGCTGGAATTGTTCATCGTAGACAGCCTTAAGAGCTACTGCCCGTTGCATATCCATATTTGGCAGTTTCATAGATAAATAGTAGGCGAGTCCAGCCACCATACAGTTAACAAAACGGAAAGGAATATCTTGAGTATTTACGCCATTGCCAGCATCTTGGATACGGCGCATCCGCCAATAAACAAAGTTGTAATAGGGGTTCAAGGCAGTGCCTTGGTCAGGAGCAGGCCATACAACGACTTGGGGGTGTCTATCAGGTGTTGCCCCAGTAGGGTATGTCGCACCGCTTTGGCGGTTAATCCAGACCTGAATAGGACGCCCTTGGGCTAACTTGTTTGGAATAGTAGAATAAGTAGAGATACTAATTCGGCTAATAGTGATGTCAGTCTGGTTATTTTGTTGACCAGCATTAGTACGAATCTGGTGCTCCAATAGGTCAATTGTGTCATCAGGTAAGTCATATGTAGTTTGTCCTTGTACCATAGGAATGGTACCTTGTTCAATAGTCCATAAGTTAATACCCCGGTTTGCCCACTCAATAGTAAGCAAGTTTAAAGAACGACGTGCGGTACGTAAATCATAGCCTGTACGAAGCTCTGAGCCACAACGCTCAAAAGCTTCTTCAACTAGTTCTGCTAGGTCTAGGTTAAATGCTGAGGTACCGGAAGTTGTCATTTAAACCCTTTTAAGGTTTCCGCCAGCCTAGCCCGCTTACCCATCTTGCCGGGTTTCTTTGCAGCTGCAGCTAGTTTGCTGGACGGAATTTTTTCACCAGCTTTAACACCTAACGCTTTACGCAATGCACCGGGCTTCTTAATTGCTTTTTGAATAAACTTCTCTGCCATATCAAACCTTTCTGTAGGCTTTAGTTTTTTGCTTAATACTTTTAGGCTGCGCTACAAACTGCTTACCTTTTGCTTTACCGGCGCGTTTAGCCCTAGTAGTTGCTGCATATTCTTGCGAGCTTAATGCTTTTATTGCTTTTTCTGGTAAATATCTTTCGCCAGTTTTACTTGATGGTTTGCCAGATTTGGTAGTCCACTTCTGTTCGCCCCATGCTTTTAAAGATTGTTGCGGTGCAGCTAAACCACCACCAGCCATTTTTTTCTTACCTGCGCAATGCGCTTTTTGCGAAAACCCTTTTGGATGTTCACAGTCTATAGAGCTTTTATACTTTTTAGACCAAGTCATTATTTATATCCACCACCAGCTGCTTTATAGCGTTTAGCCATTACTTGTGCTTTACGAGCTGACCATTGACCTGCGCCAGTACCCACGATTGCAGCAGCTTTAACACTGTTAAAAATACGTTTGCGTAACTCAGGCTTAGTATAGTTACCTGCAGCATTTACTTTTGACTTAGTTGCGCCGCCTTCAGCGTACGATGCCGTTTTAGCCGCATTAGCAAAATCGCTTTTTTTAGGAGCGCCTTTGGCCCCTACACTTTTCATCTTCTCGCCTGAACCCGAAGCTATGCGTTTCTTTTTAGCTGCAATATTGGCATAAAGACCCCCGCCCGCCATCTTAACCGCACCGCCTTTTTTAAGGACAGCAGATTTAGAAGTCTTAGGAAGCTTAGATGGGCTAACAGCTCCCATACCGCGACTAGCTTTCATTTAGCAAGCTCCGCCTTTTTTCATTTTCTTCGTAGCCATACCGCCGCCACACATTTTTTCTACGTGGTCGTCGTGTATCATATGCCCTGCAGCGTGCTCACCAAAAACTTCAGCATGCGGTTTGTGGCCAGATGCGTGCATTTTTATTGACTTAGCTAATGTTTCATGCTTGATTGGCTCAATACCTTTTTCTAATGCTGGGTGGTCATTTTTCATAACATTTTTCCTTTAGTTTTACTTTTAGTTGCAATACGATTAACACATCTTTCCGCGGGTTTTACCCTTAGATTCAATACCGCCGCCCTTAGCCATTTTTTTAGGGGCGCAAGCCATGCCACCTTTTTTAAGTTTGGATAAATCAGTACCTTTTCCGCCTTTATGTTCTTGCTTATCGTGCATGGCAAAGGCTTTCTTAATTATGGCTTTATCTTGCTTTTTATCCATTTTAGTATCTTCTTTAGCATCACTAGCCATGCCGCCTTTTTTCATGTAGCCCATCTTGTTACGTACGGCTGTAGGCAACTTAGCCATTCCTGGGTTCTTTTTCATATCTACTGGTTTCATAGCTCCACCTTTATTAAATAACGTTGACTGACCATGGTCAGTTTTCTTTTTGTTAATCTTTTGTAAATCTACACGAACACCACCACCAACAGCAAACTTTTTGCCTTTATCGGCGTTGTTAAAATCTTTACCCACGGACTGTGAGACTCCTACCCTCTTAGCAAATGCAGGGTTATGTGCAATCGCCGCCATAAAATTGTGTTGTTTTTTACTTGTACTAGGCATTTTATTTCCAGTGACTTATAAAAAAATCTGCAAAGTAGCCACCAGCTGCTACAAGAGCTACCCAAACTAAACCAGCCAAAGATTTTTCAATAATTGCTTTGCGTAGTTCTGCTCTTTGGGCATCTGCTTGTATAGCCATACGAACCCATTGTACTTCCTCTGCACTTAATGGGCGGGATTCAACGGCTTCATTAACAGCTTGTTTAACTAAGTTTGCTAATTCAAGTTTTGTTTGGTCATCTAAAATCATCAGCATTTCCATCGTTTTAGAGCTGCTGCCTTACGCGTAGGCTTACCATTCTCGTCTTTCATAGGTCCTTTAACTCCGGACATACGAGCACAGAAAGATTTTTTACGTGGGCCGCCTTCGGGCTGTGGAGCCTTTAAATTTGAACCAGTAGCTGCATTATATTTAGCGCGGCCTTTGGCAGTAAGTCCAGCCCCTTTTGAGACTGGAAGTTTTTCGCCTCTACCGATAGCTAAAGAAACGCTTTTTTTCTTAGCCATAAAATACTGTAATTGAGCAATTAGAAATAGTAGCGTACACGTTGGTATAAAACAAAACGCCTTCACCCGGAACTTTAATATAAAAAGCTTGCCCAGCTGCGGGGGTATTAATAACCATTTTGCTTGTACCACCAGAGCCACCATCTAGTAAAGTTAAACTACCAGCAGTAGCTGCTGGAGTAATAGCAATACCACGAACGCGAGTTCTACCATTG